AACAACGGTTACAGAATAAAAGGGATGCAGGTTTAACACTACAGCAGATTGCTGATAGGGATAGAAATAGAAATGAATAAATATTATAAAGGAAACGAATATGAATTACCTAGCGAAAATGTACGGGCGAAAGAAGCCAACAGCAGAGAGCTCGAGTTCGGATAAAAATCCTAATAGGATTACTGGTGGATTACGAGCACAAGGCGTAGATACATTAACTATGTTAGGTGAAGATGGATTAAAGCAAGAACTGCCTACACTAGCGTATGTGCGTAGTTTAGAAGAGCAGTCAAGAATACAGCGAGCATCTATAACCGTCCTAGAACGTAAACTTGCTCGCTGCGATAAATCTATTCAAGCTATTGAATCGTTTATGCGGAAGCCTTAGGCTTTTTAGCAGCAGTTTTCTTTGTTGCTGTCTTTTTAGGTGTTGCTTTAGCCTTTGCTTTTGCTTTAGGTGTTGCCTTTGCTTTAGGTGTTGCCTTTGCTTTAGACTTTGCTTTTGCTTTAGGCGCTGCTTTAATTACCTTAGCTGGTGATTCATAAATTACTTCTGCTTCTTGTTTCGGGGCAGCATTGATATTAGCTGCTGGAACTTCAGTAGCTGGTTTAGAACCAAATACTTTATTCACTATGTTTTTTAACCAATTAGTCATTTGTTTTCCTCCTTAAGGAATAAGTATTTACAACAAGGAGAAATAATATGATTAAGAACTGGATTAAAGAAAGACTAGAAGAACGTACATCATGGAACGGAGCAATGCTTATTGCAGTCGGTGTTGTTGTACTAATTGCAGGACCATTTGCTAAACTGGCAGCATATGCAGCTATTGCATACGGCGCTTGGGCAATCTATAGTAAAGAAGATTAAAGTTTACTAATATCTAAGTTACTAGAAGCAGGCATATCCCATATCTGCTTCTTAGTAACTCCCATCTTCTGAGCAAATTTCTTACTATTGCAGTTCTTACATACGTGAAAGTAGTTATTGTTTAGACGTTTAGGATCCATACTACCTCTAGTGCGTTCAAACTCAGAATTACAGTTATCGCAACGCAATACAACATACGTACAATAACGAATATAGGAGTGTTCCGTACCGGTTTTACTTTTACGAACGTGATTAGTTTCTTTTTTGAATTCTTTTATGAACATAACTATATTTAACATTAAGATTATAAAACACGACGATAAATACTTATAGTAAGGAACACAATGACAATATGTACACTAACCGAGGCCGCAATACAGCAAATTACTACACTCTGTGAAGAAAATGAATGTTATGCAATTAGTTTAAACCTTAAGGGCGGTGGATGCGCAGGCTTTGAGTATGACTGGGGAACTATAGCAACAGCAGCAGATGTTGAGGCAAAAGACTTAGTAATAGATGCTGGAGAAGGCAAGTTTGTAGTAGGTGGACATAGTATGATGTTCTTGTTTGGTACTGAAGTAGACTATGTAAAGTCTATTGTAGGAGCAAACTTTGAGATACGTAACCCTAATGCACAATCAGCATGCGGCTGTGGTGTTAGTGTAAATTTTGATATGGATAAACTGGCTGAGCCAGCAATATAACGGAGCACAAATTTAATGGCAAAACAAGATGTAAACATCGGCGTAGAAGGAAATGATGGCACTGGAGATAGTATCCGTGAGTCGTTCCGCAAAACAAATGAAAACTTCCAAGAGCTATATGCTGTATTTGGGCAAGGTGGCCAGATTAGTTTTACTACGTTAGGTGACAGCCCAGATACAATACAGTCCGGTAAAATAGTTACTACTAATGGAGATGGCACTGCTATTAACTACAGTACAATAGGCAGTAACAGTGATTTAGATGCTACAAAAGCTGATAGTGTTAGTGTTGATGTAATTAGTGTTCCAGGAAAAATTATATTATCAACAGCATTTAGTGCTATAGTTGATGACGATGCAATCCCAACATTGGGCGGACATGTATCGGCAGCTAACTTTGCTATTGCTGGTGTTGCAATTAGTGATGCTGCTGCTACTTCCCTTAACTCGCAGCCAGGTAGAAATGGAAGTCTTAGTTACACTATTGACGATCTAGTAATTACTAAAGGCTATGCTGATAGACGTTATATTACTAGCGGACTTCCAACTCGTGTTGCTGCTGAGCCAGCAACAAATACACAGTACACATTAGCTGTAACAAGTTACATAGACGGCAACTTGTTTATTAGCGGTCACGGGTATGACAGTGGAGCTAACGGCACAGGCTTTGTATTTACAGCTGAAGACACTGACCCTACAGGTGTAACAAGCGGAACAACATATTACATTCGCTACGTAACAGCAGACCAACTGTCATTATTTACAACACAAGAGCAAGCACAAACAGAAAGTGCAATTACTGCTGCGGCAACTAAAATATCAGTATCAGGAACTATTGCTGCTGACGATAGTCACACAATAGCAGACGCAGGATTTGATAAAACACTATCAGGCAACTTCCTAAGCGATGTTGCGGTGCCTAGAAAAAGTGTTGTAAGGCGCCAAGGTGATTCAATGACAGGAGACTTTTTCCTAAGTGATCATCCAGGTGACCTAGCAGGTGACGGTACTCCAAATGGTCCAGAAGATCTACAAGCAGCTACAAAATATTATGTAGACAATACTGCATACTCAAGCCCAGAAGTATTAAATGTTAGTACTATAGGTGATGACACTATGCAAGGTGTGCCAAACGGTAAAGAAGGCACGTCACTCACATACGCATTTAAAACAATTAACGCAGCGGCACGTAGAGCAGCAGAATTAATTAAAACTGCGCCAGAGGAGCCGGGTCCGTATTTCCAAACACTTACCCATTCAAACTTTACTACAGAGGCTACAACGATTGCAGCCGGTGTTGAAAATGCAGTTAATGTAATTACTAGTGCAAATTTAAGACTAAACAAGCAATACATAATTTCAGAAGTGTCAGGATTTCTTGCATTTAAATATCCAAACTTTACTTACAACGTAGCAACTTGCGAACGTGACTTAGGTTTAATTATTGATAGTTTAAGACTTGACGCTGAACGCGGCAATAATGCAAACTACTTAACAAGAACAGCAGCAGAACGTTATTATTCTAGCGTTAGTGGTAGAATTGCTATTACTTCTCAGTTAGAGCAAACAACTGATGCTTTTTCATTCTTGGGTGGGGTAATTACTAGTTCGCTTTTACAAAATTCATTGTATCAACAAAAAGCTGTTGCAAGCATTGTTGTTAAGACAGGTGCTACTCCTTCGATAGTTACTACTACAACTGTACACGGTTTAGTAAGTGGCAACCAAGTAGTGTTTGACAGCATTGCTGGTATGACAGAAATTGAAGACAAAGTTGTATATGCAAAAGTAACTAGCACCACACAATTTGAACTATTCACAGATGCTGCATTATCTATAGCATATGATAACAGTACGTTTACTCCGTTTGTAAGCGGAAACATTGGCCTAAGATACCAATCTAAATTTGTGCAAGACAAAAGTCAAGCAGTAGCATGGGACGGTGCAGCAGGTGGTGCAGAACCACTCGGAGCAGCAGCAATTACTGCCAACGTCACACTACTAAACGATATTATTACTAACGGAATTGAAGCAGGGGTTGATGTATCGTTTGGTAACAGATATAAATTACAACTTACTAACGATACCGGTGGCGAATTAGATCAAACAAATCCAGATAATACAGATGCTATTCCTGGTAAAGTATTACGTGGCAAGCGCACAGGCGCAATAGGACGTATTATTACGTTCACACAAGATACTAATTCAACTATATTTTATATGCAGCTACTATCACCAGTTCAGTTTGACGTTGGTGAAGAAATTGAAGTCGGTAACTACGTAAAAGCAAAACAAGTTCTTATTAGAGTTGAAACTGGTATATATGAAGAAGACTATCCAATTAAACTTGCTAAAAACGTATCACTTAAAGGCGACGAATTTAGACGAGTAATTATTCGTCCAAAGCGTAGAACATCACAAAGTGTATACGCTAGTACGTATTTCTATAGAGATGCAGAGTTTGACGGACTAACACTGCAATCCACTGGTACTCCTTTTGTTAACCAAGTTGGAGTTACACAAGGATACTTTGGACGTCACTACTTAACTGATAATACAAAACCAGCTAACGTTGGAACAACATTTACTAATCTCGGCAAGTATGAAAATGCTGCTGCGATTATGAAGGCTAACAAAGAATTTATACAAGACGAAGTAATCTTTTATATTAACAGTACTTTCCCTGCACTAACATATGATGAAGCAAAATGTCGCAGCGATAGTGCGCTTATTTTAACAGCAGTAGGATTTGATGTAGCATTAGGCACTAATTATAATAGTGTAACAGCTGGGCTTGCTTACCAAAGAGCAAATGCAGCTTCAACTGGAACTGGAGCGCAAAGTGTTGCAATTGATGCAGCAATTACATTCTTAAAATCAGCAGCAGCAGCTTTAATTACAGGCAATGGCGGAAGTGCTAATGCAGTAGCTAGATCAAACGCAGGCTTTGACGAAATACTTGATATAAAAACTAATGGAGTTGTAAGTACAGATACCGCAGCAGATGCATTAGTATTCCCTGCACCAACAGGTGGTAGCGCAAACAAAGTAAATGCGTCTGCACAGTTACAAGCAAACAGAAACTTCCTTGCAGCAGAAGTATTAGAATATATTAATGTGAACTTTAACGCTGTATACAATACAATGAACCAAACTAAGTGTTCAAGAGACGTAAAATTCATTGTTGACGCATTAAGCTATGACGTACTATATGGCGGTAACACAGGTTCTGTAACAAACGCACTAGCATACTTTGTAGGTGCAGCAAGTCAATTAGCAGCAGGGCAACAAGCAGCTACAGTAGGAGCATATCAGCACTTAGCAACTATTGCAAGTCAAGTTGTTACTGAAGCAGCAGTTACTAATTTACAAAGTGTAGTATCACAGGATACAACAGGTACAGCAGCAACATCTACTGAAGCTACTGAAGTTGACGGCTTGGTACAAATTATTGAAGATGTTATTACAGCAGGAAACATAGCAGGTATAGCATCTACAGTAAGTCCAAGTGTAACATGGGCAGCAAATGAATACAAGCTAGGACAAGCAGGTATTGTTGCAGGCGCAACAGCTACTATTAATAATGTCATAACTTACATTGACCTTACATTTAAGAACTTTACATACAACGAAACAAAGTGTCGCAGAGATACAGGATACATTGTTGACGGTATTGTAAAAGACTTAAAATCAGGTGGAAGAGAATTTGCATTAGAGAATCAAGGTCAGTATTGGTCAGGTTATGTAAGTAGCGGTTTTAGTGGACAAGAAACACAAACAACAGCAGCAATACAGCACATTAGTACACTTGCTGGATCACTATTATTAGGAACTGCTCCTACAAAGAATGCAGGTACAAATTTTGATCCTGACGTAACTATAGGTGATACAGAACCAAACTGGGCAGCTGGCGTAAGTTATCAACAAGGTGATTTTGTACAAAAAGATGCAGTTTATTATAGAGCATTAAAAACTCATGTATCAAAAGCAAGTGACGAAGGTACTAATAATTTAGTTCCGGGAGAGTATCTAAAGTTACCTGATATAACTTTATGGAAATTAGTAAGTAGCAGTGTTAATATAGTAGGCAAGCTAGTTGATATAGTAACTTTTGCATTTAATGCAGCATACAATCCACCAAAGCGTAATGACGCAGACGGCATGGATGTATTCTTAATGGACGATGCAACTATTATTCGTAATGTAACTGTTCAAGGACACGGCGGATTTATGTGTGTGCTTGATCCAGAAGGTCAAATTTTAACTAAGTCTCCATACATTCAAACAGCATCAAGTTTTGCTAGAAGTGAAAATAAGAAAGCATTCCGTGGTGGCATGTATGTTGACGCATTTGCTGGTAACATTCCTATGCGAGTTCAAGGTAACTCGGGTAACTATACAGATGCAAACGGTACAATTGCACTAAACGCATTTACACTTTATGTAGAATCACAAGATGTTGGCGGACAGGGACAAGGACTAAAATTAAGACTTCCAGAACTTCCGGCGCCATTCTATTACAGAGGCCAACGTTATCAAGTTACAGCTATATCAAACTATGACAGCGCATTAGGCAGAGCTGTTATCTATCTTGATCCAGGTTCAAACGCTACTAATGGTTGGAACTTTAGTGGTACAGATCTTATTGGTTCAGGTGGACACGATCAAGATGATTATAATCAAGATATCTTCTTACAAAGTGCTGGTAACAGAAGTATACTAGGCAACGACTTTACACAGATTAACGACTTAGCATACGGACTTGTAACTAATAACGGTGCGTTCTCTGAGATGGTTAGTATGTTTACATATTACTGTCATGCAGCATACTATGCAAGCAACGGTTCAGAAATTAGATCGCTTAACGGTTCTAATGGCTACGGTAACTTTGGCTTAGTTGCTGAAGGTGCTGATCCAAACGAAATTCCAGATCAAGTTACTACGCTAAGAAGTATGGTCCAGCCAGTTAAGGCATTTACATATGGCGGATATACTAACGCAGCAGATGATACTAGTATTACACTATATGACTTTAAAGAAGCACCATTAAAGAACGCTTTTATCTATATTGATCACGGTGGCGTAACTGGTGCGCTAAACTATAAGATTACTAACGTACAAAACTTATCAGATCTAGATAACAATGGCGTACCAGGTGATACCGGGTCTGTTGTTGTAACTGGTTTAGAAGCAGTAGCGTTTAGTTCCGGCACAGTTGGGTCTAATGGCACATATGCTAGTGTTCCACAAAAGTCTAGTACTGGTAGTGGAACCGGCGCCATATTTAATATTACTGTTGCAGCAGGTACACTTACAATTAGTTCAATAGGAAATATTGGTAGCGGGTATGCACCTGCAGATACTATAACAATCGGTGGCGCAACCATTGGCGGAGTTGATGTTACTAATGACGTAATATTAAGTATAGCCACATTGTTTACAAACACTGCTGGTACATTTAGTAATAACGTTTATAGACTTACTATTCAAGAAGCAGGATCTAATTTAGATTACTTCCCTGCACTACAACTTGGCGTTTCGATGGACACTGTTGTTGAATACAGACATGGCGAAACTATAATATTTGATGGAGTTGACACACAAGATATTACAGAGCGTCCAAGCACAGCCGTAAACTTTGATGAAAGTGACACTGTTACATATAGAAGTACAGGATTTACTGGTACTGATGATCAGAGTTTAGCATTACAAGCTGACGAAATTAAAACAGTGTTTGATGACGATTATGCATATGTTGTTCCTACAATTGATTTTGCAAATAAAGCAGTTAGTGCTCCAACCGGCGGCGGCACACTAGGTAACGCAGTAACAGATACATATCTAGCTATTGAAAAGTTAAATGCTAAAGATGCTGTACGTATTGTACAACAGTCTACTGATGCAACTAACCAAACAATTTTAAATCCAGGTGATGGTGGCTATGCAGGCGGTATGATATTTACATACGGTGGTAGAACACAACGAGTTCTTAGCTACGGTCCAATAACATACGATGCTATTACTGCTATAACAAGTGCAAGTCCAGTAGTAATTACAAGTGCAGGTCACGGTTTATCAAACGGTGATAAGGTTGAATTTGATTCAATAGTTGGTACTACAATATTAAACGGAACAGCGTATTTTGTTGGAAGTGTAACTACTGACACATTTGCTCTTTATACTGATTCAGCACAAAGTTCTGCATTAGATGGTGCATTGTATCCAGCATATGTAAGTGGCGGCCGTTGGGTAACTACTGACAGTGTTTGGTATGTCCAATCAGTATTTGTTGCAGGTACAGACGTTAATGGAGTTGCAAGTGCAGGAATAAGACTTATCCCAACAGCAACTAGAACTATACATTGCGGACTTATAGCAGGATCAACTGCTGAAATTACAGTTGCTATATCATTACTACGTGCAACAGGACATGACTTTACAGAGATTGGTACAGGTGGATTTAACACAAGTAACTATCCAAATGTATTGTTAGGAAAACCAATTGGTGGGTCAGCTTCCAAAGCTGGGCCATATACAGCAGCAGATGATGCAAGTAAAGCACAAGTATGGGAGCGTAGAAAAGGTAGAGTATTCTTTATCAGTTCAGACAACGATGGCTTCTTTAGAGTTGGTAAGTATTTTGTTGTAGACCAATCAACAGGTAGTATTACTTTCGCAGGTGATGTTGGTATTTCAAGAGCAGCTTCATTAGGATTTAAAGAAGGTGTTACAATTGACGAGTTCTCAAATGATGAATTGTTTATTGACTTGTCAGATACAGCAGTACCTACAGAAAAAGCAGTTGCCAACTACGTAAGTCGTAGGCTAGGACATAATGGCAGTGCGCAACTAACTGGCACAAGTAGATTTGCTCCAGGCTTCTTAGCACTAGACGGGTCTACTCCACTAGAAGCTAACTTAAATGCTAACAGTAAGCAAATTAAAAACTTACTTGACCCAACTGACGACAACGATGCAACTACTAAAGATTTTGTTTCGCAAGCAGTTAGTAACTATGACGAACTTGATGATTTAAGAAACGTTACAATCCACTCGGTGTCAGATGCTAACAAAGCAAAGCAAATTCTTACTCCAACAGGTAAGCGTAGGCTACTAACCGATCCTGAACTATCTGGATCATTTACAGTTGGCGGAACTATTACAGATGGTACTGCACAAGGTACAGTAGTAGCACTTGAATCGAGATTTGATAAAGTTCTAAACAAAAACGTAAGGTACATTACTTACACGCTGACAACTGCTGGTGAATTTAGTACAACAGCAAGTCCAATCAACAACGGTGTTGTTGGAAGTG